TGTCTCTGGACTTGACAAGTCTGAAGATCGTGATGTTGCATGGCTCGTAGATAATACCGAGAAGTTTTGTAAAGACAAGGCATTGTATAATGCTTTGATGAAGTCTATTCAGTTGGTAGACGACAGCAAAAAGGATAGCATCAGCGTAGGTGCTATTCCTCAGATCTTGACTGATGCACTCGGTGTTTCCTTCGATAGCCATATCGGTCATGACTTCTTGAATGATGCAGCAGAACGTTATGAGTTCTATCATCGTAAGGAAGTCCGTATCGGTTTCGACCTTGACTTCTTTAACAAGATTACTCAAGGCGGTCTACCACGTAAGACATTGAACATTGCTCTTGCTGGTACTGGTGTCGGTAAGTCACTGTTCATGTGTCATAATGCTGCACACAACTTGATGGCAGGTCAGAACGTCTTGTATATCACTTTGGAAATGGCTGAAGAACGTATCGCTGAACGTATCGATGCTAACCTCCTCGGTGTAACACTCGACGATCTAAAAGATTTACCACAGGCCATCTACTACAAGTTGGTAGGTAAAGTCAAGGAACGAGCAAAAGGCAAGCTCATTGTGAAGGAGTATCCAACAGCATGCGCAGGATCCGCAAACTTCCGACATCTCTTGAACGAGTTGAAGATCAAGAAGAACTTTATCCCCGACATTATCTACATCGATTATCTGAACATCTGTGCGTCGTCGAGGATCAAACCGGGATCGAACGTCAACTCGTACACCTACATCAAGGCGATCGCCGAAGAACTACGCGGCCTCGCCGTCGAGTTCAACGTGCCCATCATTTCGGCTACTCAGACTAATCGTTCTGGTTTCAGCAACTCTGATGTCGGCCTCGAAGATACTTCTGAATCGTTCGGTCTGCCAGCAACAGCCGACTTTATGTTTGCCTTGATTACGAGTGAAGAACTACGTCAACTCAATCAGATCATGGTAAAGCAGTTGAAAAATCGTTACGGCGATCCATCGGTGCACAAGCGATTCGTGATTGGTGTCGACTACTCGAAGATGCGTCTGTATAATGTAGAAGCGTCTGCACAAGAAGATCTTGTTCAAGATGAAGATCGACCAGTCTTCGACAACTCCGCCTCTGGTTATCGACTCGAGAATGAATCGAAGCCAGTTAGTAAATTCGAGAAAATTAAATTTGCAGGATTTAAGTAATGGACTTTGAAAAAATGTCAGTCAAACCTGAACCACAATGGACGGTCATCAAACCTCCAGTTTACAAGTGGAGATGTCAACTCCATCCTGGCACATATTGGATGGTAGAGGATCATCGAGTTCCGAATTGGTTTCATCGTAAGATGCAAGAGCTTTGTTTTGGTATTGTATGGGAGAAGATTGATGGTTAACTACAAGATTACAAATGAAAACCAGTTGATTGATATCGGTGCTGGTTATGTAGAACGTGGTGGAGATATTCTCGAGACCAAGACAGATCAGATCGTACTGAAAGGTTTAGGAATGCGGAAGGCCAAGGAGATGGTTCGTCATCTCAACTTTGGTGGTGGTTTTGACGGCCACACTCCAGCATTTTTTTTAGCTGAACGCGAAAAAACTTTAGAATTGACTGAAGAACTTGTATAAATAGGTGTACACTATGTGGTGCGTGGATATGCAGTTTTAACTGTATAAGAGGCAAGTGTCTTAATTGACGACTGGAATAGGCAGGGTCACAGGTGGGGTTCCTCCTGCTACACGCATGATGGGCGGCTTTCGGGTCGCCCATTTTTTTGTCTTCTCGAAAATAAACATGTACATTTTATCAAAACTTTGGTAAGGTGGACCTATAATCAAGAAGGAAAAAACACATGTACTCCATTCAATATTTCGATCGTCTTAACAACAACCTCGACACCTCTTCGCCTAAATTCCCCACCATTCAACTTCTCGTCGATTTTATCAATCAAAATCCCGACCTCGAATATTCAATCGCCCTTTACAAAAACTACTTCGTCGCCGCGACCGTCGACGATATCGTTCTTAACAAAAAACCTCGCCTAAAATTCGTCAGACTTATGTCTCGCCTATCTCCTGTGATTGATAATTACAACTAAAAATAAACATGTACAATTAATACAATTCTTGGTAAAGTGATACTATAATCAATGAGGATATGATGATGTCTGCTGAAGAACAAGAATTCTGGGACGGTTACGAAGCTTGGCTCGATGAGCAAGCCGATCGTGCTGCATATGAACGTATGGTGGAAATGTGACTCGATTTGTAAACAGGTTCGTAATCTCTGACCATCATCTTGGTCATACGAATTCATGGGAAAAGTTCAAGCTCGAGGATGGCAGTCCTTTGCGTCCGTTCACTTCGACCGAAGAGATGAACGAGACCATGATTGAACGTCACAATGCCAAAGTGAAAGAGCAGGACACTGTCTACTTTCTTGGCGACGTGGTAATCAATAAGAAGTATCTCGAACTGGTAAAGCGCATGAACGGTCGTAAGATCCTCATCCGTGGTAACCATGATATCTTCAAGGACGAAGACTATCGTGCAGTTGGCTTTGAGCAGATGCACGGTGTTCGTGTGTTTGTGGATAAGTTCATTCTGAGCCATATCCCTCTACATCCTGACTGCGTATCAGAACGGTTCCGTGTCAACGTACATGGGCATCTGCACGCCAATCAAATAGGGTGGGTTGATCCAATTAACGGTCCTGGATATGATCCTCGATATCTCTGCGTATGCGTAGAGCAAACCGACTTCACACCTCTTCACTTTGACGAGGTAGAAGAAAGAATCCAACAGCGTTGGGAATATGCAGGATACGAAGGTCCTGTAAAAGCATGGGTAAATGGAAGTGGGCCAGGTTAAAGTGGGATACGCTTATCCTACCTCTAATCCGGTTGTAAATGATCTCTGTAAATTCTTCTACGAAAGATTGCCAGCTGCAATCTGCAAACCAATTCCGGCATATGGCGATAAGCCTTCTCTCCATGAGGATTGGTGGGTAGAAGAGAAGATCAAATTGGGTTATGTAGTACCCGGTGTGAATGATAATGAACAAGGATTGCGAAATATCTATCGCTGGGGTAGGCATATTGCAATCGAAAAAGGTGACTGGTTCTTTGTTGACTATCATAAGGAGTTGCTATTGCATCAAGTTACAGAGTTGATTCCAACGCTTTTTATGAAAGCTGCGGAGATTTATAATGAGAAAAGGAATTGTTATGAGTAAAATGATTATTGCTTTCTTGTCATTGTTTGTCATCTTTTTTACAAGCATTGATATTTTCCGTCGGCTGACCGGAAAAGAAAAGATAAAAATGTTGGCCGTGGCCGGTTATTCTTTTGGAGTCACCGTTCTAGTAATGTTATTTGTTGCGTCTATTGTTATTTTGTTTTAAAGGAAAAGTGAATTATGAATCGTATTGCTAAGATCGCCGTTCTCGCTGGTTTGATGGCCACGACTGCTGCATGTACTCGAATTGAAACTGGTGAAGTTGGTGTTCGTCGGACATTTAACAAGACTATTGAAACCACTGAACTGATGCCTGGTTCTGTTAATCAGACCATCTTTGGTGATGTATTGACGTTCCCAACGAAGGACGTTCAGGTTGACGTAGCTGACTTGACTCCACTCGCTTCGGATAACTCGACAGTTGCTGACTTCGATATGGCTGTCATCTACTCGATTAATCCTGGTTCGGTTGCAGAACTCTACATCGAGAAGAACCGTGGCTTCCACGCTGACACCGAAGAAGGTGACACTCTCCTGATGTACAACTACATTCGTCAGCTTGGTCGCAATGCTGCCTATAAGGTTGCACGTAAGTATGAGTCATTGAAGATGGCTGATAATCGTGCTGAGATGGAACAACTGATTCGTCAGGAAGTTGTAGCACAGCTCGCTTCTGAGAAGCTTGACGGTGCAATTTCAATCTCACAGGTTCTTGTTCGTCAGGTAAAGCCTGCTGCAAATATCGTAGCCTCGGCTAATGCTCTTGTTCAGGCTCAGAATGCTGAAAAGCAAAAGCTGGTAGAGGTTCGTACCGCAAAGTTGGAAGCTGAACGTATTGCTGCTCTGAACGCCAACGCAGGCGCAACGAAGTACATGGAAGCAACTGCTCTCGTAACGATCGCCGAAGCTGTCAAGGAAGGTAAGGTTTCTACCATTATCGTTCCTTACGACTTCAAGGGTATCGTCAACGTAAAGTAAGCATGTACAATTAATGCGTGGTAGTGTATACCAGAATCAGGAGGAAATTATATTATGACAATGCATCTTCTTGGTCCTGCTTACACTACCACTCATCATGGCAAGCGTAAGTCTAAAATGACGACGTCCAAGTATACCAAAATTGGTTTGGCTTGGCTCGAAGACTGTAAGTTCTGTAAGCGTAATGGCATCAAGCCGAAGACGTTCGAAGAATATCAAGC